GCAGCCGTTCGCGTAAATCTCAATGGGCTGGCGCGGCTCTACATAGGGGTAATACGGCGAACTCGCATTGAGCGGGTCCAGCTGGCGGTCGGGGTCGTGGAACGTCACTTGCGCGGTGCCGGCGTTGAAAGCCTCGGTGTTGCGATTGCGCCCCCTGGTGATGCTGATGCTCTGCACCATGTCGGTGACGTCCACCATCTGAACCCCGCCCAGCGTGCCGGTGTCCAGCAGCCCGTAGGTCGCGGAGTTGAGCTGAAACGGCGTGGCGAATCCTGTGGTTTGCTCAAAGCCAACAAGAACTTGAATGGTGGGCGTACTCATGCGGGCATGAACGCCGGCCCGCTGCGCCGCTGCGCCCTCTGAATGGCCTCGATGATCTGCTGCCCGATCTGGTCGGGCGTGGAAACGAGACCGGCTTCGACGTTGATGATGACGTTTCCGAACCCGCTGCCCAGGGGTCCGTTGCCGCGTGTCCTGTTGAGCGGGACCACGGCCTCGGGACCGGCTTCACCGATCAGCGCCAGGGTCGGGCGGTTAACGATTCCGCCGGCGGCGCCTCGCGGGATTCCGCCCCCTCCCGATGCGATGATTGACTCGCCCGTGGCGCCGGCGGGCAGGTTTTTCTTCCATGAGCCCAGCAGGTCGAGCAGCTTTTCCATCGCCGTGATCGCCAAGGTGATCGGCGCGAACGCCAGCTTCAGCGAAAGCTTCAAAGCGTCGAGCACCGGGCCGGCGTGCTCTGAGATCCAGCTCCACGCCTTCTTCATGGTGTTCCAGAACAGGCTGATGGCCGGTACCACGTTGTCGTTGATCCAGCTGGCAACGCCTGACAGGGCCTTTCCGATGCCATTCACGATGTCTCGGAAGGTCTCGCTCTTGTTGTAGGCGACGATGATTGCGGTGACGAGACCGGCGATGGCAAGGACGACAATGGCGATTGGGTTTGCGCTCATGGCCGCATTCAGCGCCCATTGGGCAGCCGTCATAATCGCCGATGTGGCTGCCGCTATTTTCATGGCCGCGTTTACGGCAACCACTCCGATGGCCAAGCCGCCCAGGACTGCGATCAGCACCTTGGTCACGGTCTCGTTCTCGCGCATGAAGTTGGTGACGTTGCGGAACACGGTGGTGAGGAACTCAATCGCCGGGATCAGCGCCATTGCCAAAGTCTTTTGCAGCTCTTCGAACGAACGCTTCCCGCGCTCGAGCTGCCCCTGAGTGGTCTCGCCGAACGCCTTGGCGGTGCCGCCCACTTGATCCTCGACTTCTTTGAGGATGATCTTCTGGGCTTCAAGCGTCTTGCCGGAATCCACCAGGCTCTTAATTGTCCCCTTCTGCTCTTCCGTGAACGTGACGCCGGCGCGGGAGAGGGCTGTGATGCCCTTCACGGGGTCATTCAGCGCCTTGCCCAGCATCTTGTTAGAGGATTCCAGAGACCCGAAACCCTTTTTTGACAGGTCGAGGGCTGCGACCGTGGCGCGGTTGAAAACCTGGTTGCCCTGCCCCATCTCGTTCCGCACATTCTTGAAGGTCGCCAGCATCGCGCCGCCCTGGGTGATGAGCGCAGCGCTCTCCCCGGTGGTGTCCTGCAGCTGATTGGCGAACTCAAAGAAGCCCTTTGAGGTGGTGTTCACCGCGTTCCCGGTGCTCTTGAGCGTGGCTTCGAGGTTTGCGACAGCGGCCTCGTCCTCCATGACGCCGGCCACGCCCTGCTTAGCCATGAGCGCGATGCCGCCCAGGACTGCGACCGCCGGCAGGAAAGCCTTGCGAATGGCGAACCCGGCCTTGGCGCCCTTGCCCTCAAGCTGCTGAAACTGCTTCACGCCGCGATCGATGCCGCGCCCGTTGAAATCGGTGAGGATCGGGATTGTGATTGCCATCAGTCCACCATCCCTTGCACGGTCTTTTCGGCCTTCTTCACGAGGAGCGCGATTCCGGCTTGAATCTTGGGCGCGTGGCGGTCAGCAGTCGGCCATAGAACGCGGTCAGACCGGGCGCGGATGTTCTGCCCCAACCTGTTTCCGGTGGTGACAGTCTCGAACAAGATACCGGCGGGATTGCCCTGGCTGACGTAGAGCACGCTGTTCTTATCCCGGCGCGTGCTGGTCTTGACCTTCACGCTCGAGCGAACTTTTGCCACTTGCCAGGGGAAGATCGAGAACGCCTTGGGCGTCCACGGGCGCGCCATGCCAGAGAGCGGCAGCTGGGGGTACAAGCCCTTGGCCTCGGCGACCATCGGCGCCACGATTGCCTTGGCTGCCCTGTTGAACTCCTTGCGAAACTCGGGATCCACGCGCCGCAGGGCCTTGATTGTCTCTTTTACCCCTACGACCTCGGTTTGCACCCCTAGCGGCACTAGCTCCGGCTTTCGTTGATTAGCTGCAACACGGTGTTTAGATGCTTCATCGTGAACTTTACTTCTGGGGGCCAGAAGCCCGTTTGCACCAGCACAATCGCCAGTGCTCGGCCTACTGTTCCCCGTCCGTAGGGTTTGTGTTCGCCCCGTTTTCGTCCTCGATGAACTCCGCAACCGGATTCTTTTTCAGGAACTCCTTGAACTCGGCCGGGACAGGCACGCCTTGTTCCTCTGCCGCCTTATACATGCAGAATGCAACCCACGTCATTCGCCGCTGTTTGTCGTCAAGAACGACGGTGAATGGCAGATTGAACTTCTCTTCGAACTCCGTCGTGACGTACCACGTGGAAATGTCCAGGTCGCTCGTCTTGCCGTCGATCGTCATTCGCAATGTTTTTGGCACTTCTGTCTCCCCTTGTTTTTCGGGTTACGGCGTGATGTCGCGCACCCAAGTGCCGCCGCTGAAGCTGACCTCCATCACCTGGAGCTCGCCCACGGTGTAGGTCACCGGGTAGTCGGCGATCATGGTGTTGCTGATCGTCCACTCCGGGTTGTCAGCCGCGATGGCGCCGCTGTCCTTCTTGACGATGATGGTGGTGTCGCCCTGGCCGACCTCACCATGAATGGTGGTCTCCACGGACGAGGCGCCATAGTCGACGTAGAGCGTCATGGTGCCATCGACGGTCTGCAAACCGCCGGCCATGCGCGAGCCGCCGTCGCCGAATGCGGTAGCGTCGAGCGATGCCTGCCCCAGCGTCAGGGTGATGGCGGAACATTGATCTGCGAGCTCCACGCCGCCCACCGTGATGCTGGCCGGCTGGGAGAGGTAAGTAGTAGCGGCCATAGCGGCTAGCTCCTTTGAGTAGAAACGCGAACGGTCAAGTCATAGGTCGGGACTTCCTGCCCGCCTATGTTCATTACGCCCGGGATGCCACGGATGAGGCTGATTTCCGAATCCATGATGGTGTCGGCGGTTGTAATGAGGAAGTCCAGGGAGTCAAGATTCCCCGGGGGTGCTGCCAGCACTTTTACGCCGATCTCGATTTCGGCGATGTTGCTGTTGAAGCAGGTGAACGTAGGTGGGTCCACCAGCACGGAAATCGGGCGAGCGTTACGCGGATCCGTGACCACAGCAAGCCCAAGGGCCTGCAGGGACGCCACCAGCGTCGAACGCGCTTCCGCAAAGATGCCCGTAGCGCTCATGCAACCTGGCTTCTGTTGATGCCGAGCAGACGGTTGATCTGCCCGTTAGCGCCGAACGGAACCGGCGTCCCCATCTGCTCGAATGAGGCAAAGGAATCAACCGATCCGCGTTCGCGGTACAGGCTGCCGGCGAACATGATGGTTCCCAGCTCCACATCACCACCAGGGACCGTCGTGAGGCTGTCGAAATACCCCGCTTCCCGCCGGCGGCGGTAGGCATAGGCATTCGCAGCCGCGACACACTTGGTGATGAAAGCCGTGTCGTTTGCGGTCGCGGTAGCGATGCCAAGCCAATCGACCACCATTTGGCTGGTGATCCACGTGCAGCTAGTAGTGAAATCCAGCGTGCCGCTGACAGGACCGCGCCCAACATCGGCGTGGGTCTTTGGCATCAGCAGCTGGTTGAGGATGGTCACCGCCGGGTCAAAGATGAAGTCGCCTTCATCATCGACTCCGAGGAACAGATAGATGGGCACGTCCTGAACTGTGTACGTGCCGTTCAGCGTTGCGCCTAGTCCTGAAAGCGTGACTGACTGCCCGGTACCTATGTCGGTGCCCTCAAGGGTCTGGACGACGAGATAGTTGTCCGTCACCTGTCGGTGGGTGATCGCATAGGTAGGCATGGCAGTCAGTCAGCTCGTCAGGCTTAGACGAACGCGGCCTTGCGGAACTTCGACGGGTCGATCATCAGGGTCGAGAAGTACCCCCGGAACGCCAGCGTGCGCGAGAGCTCGCTGGGGTTGTCGGTGGTGATCGCGCCCTTCTGCTGCTCGAACAGCTCGTAGCCGCTCGGCTCGCCGATGATCACGGTGTCGTCCGCGAAGTTGCGGTCGACGACCACGCGCAGGCCGAACACCACGGCGTCGTTGTAGGAACCCGGGCTCATCTGGCCGTAAGCGTTCATCGGGCCCACCTGCGGGAACAGCGGGCGGTCCTGCGAGTCCACCAGCTTGCCGATGCTGCGCCACATGTTCGGGCTAAGGAACAAGTGGGTGGGCAGGTTGCCGTTCGAGGCGCCGACGATGGCCTCGGCAGCCAGGTACATCCACGAGACCCACTCATTCGGGTCCGCGATGTTGGCGACCGTGAAGTTGGTGGTGTTGGTGGCGCCGGCGACCAGGGCATCGGCGGCAGCGTTGTCGGTCTGCTGCGCGTAGACGCGGCCCAGGTCATCGAGGACGATTGAGAGGATTGCTGGATCGGTCCAGTCCAAGTCCTGCTCGCTGATCTGGACGTAGCCGCCGTAGGTCTTCTTGGTCACCTGATTGTCGGTGACGACCAGCGTGCCGCTCTGCAGGGTGTCAAACTCCGCAGCCTGTTCGGCGATGCTCGTGTGCGTCGTGACCTCGGGACGGATGAACACCTTGCCGCCGCCGGGCATGGCCTTCACGCCGATGGCGTCCACCACCGGGCGGATGCCCAGGAAGTTGTTGTAGACCGGGCCCAGAATGGGCTCGGGGAGGACGCCGGGGGTGTCCCCGGTGCCGATCTCGGGCGCAGCGGCGCGAACCGCGAGCTGCACGCGCTCGAACTCGTGCCCGCCCTTATACATGGCGGAGAGGTACTCCACAGCGGTCGGAAGCTCGGGCTTCGCCGCGTAGAGAATCGGCTGGGTGGGGATGGTGGCCTCGGCCTCGATGGGCTCGGCCTCGATCTTGGCCTCGGACATTTCGTTCTGCTCCTGCTCGGTGTTGTCGGTGTCCTGCTCGGTGTCCTGCTCGGGCTCGGCCTCGATGGGCTCTGCCGTTGCCGCCACCTGTGTGATGACGGCTTCCTGGAACGCCGGAACGGCGACCAGAGAAAGCTCGACGAGGGTTGCTTCCGTGACGGTCATCACGCCCTCGGCGTTGGTGGTGAACTTGGTGGGCTGCGCCCCGACGCTCACGGCGTCATACGCCCCGGCCTTGAGAAGCGCGACAGCATCGCGGCTGGCGCGAGTGTCAGCCAGGGTGGCCTCGAACTCCAGACCATCATCACCATCTACCAGCGTGTCCACCACGCCGCGCAGCTGGGTGAGGTCATGGTTCTCGATGAGCTTGGCCGGCTTCTGGCCGGTGTCGAACGCGCCACGGGCGAATCGCACCTGCTGGCCATCCGAAACGGTGGCGATCACGTCCCAAGGGACGGCGATACCCGCGATGCGGGCGGGCTCGTCCTCGTTACCGGCCTGCGCGGTGATCAGGCTCGTGTCGGCGTCAAACCGCAGCATCAGTCTCATTCCTCTCAACGGCTGGCGAAGGGACCGCCGGCATGATTTCGGGGTCGGTGAACTCGTCGATGTACTCGTCCAGGGCGAACTCAACGTGACGCCCCCGGGCCATGACGTCATCCATCGAAAGCCGCTCCTGCATGGCGTGAAGGATCGGGCGGGCACCGAACAGGATCAGATCCTGCCGCGCCTGCTGCGCGTTGGCGTAGGTCATACCGCTCTGGTCAATCGCCAGCAGGTAGGCCGGAATGTCCATGAGCCGGGAGAGCTCCTTGGTCTGATACTCCCGGCCCTCCACCAGCTGCAGCTTTGACGGGTCCACGTCGTAGCTCTCGAACGTGACGTGCTCATTCAGCGCGCCGATGCTGTTGGTGCGGCGATTGGCAGCCCAGGCGGCGGCCATTTCGGCCAGCTCTTCACCGCTCATGGGCTCGCCCCCCTTCTGCTGCAAGTAGCCGGCGGCGATCTCGTTAGATGCGAAACGCTCTGCGGCCTGGTCGAGCCTAAGAGCGATCTGGATAGCGCGGCGCCCCTGGTAGATGATCCCCTGGCTGCCGCTGTGAAACTGAATCAGCTGGGAAACGTCAAGCGGGATACCGTTGAACTGCACCTTATCGGCGGGGCCGAACCATTCCGGCGGCGCATTGTCCGGAGTGTCACAAAGGTTGGCCGGCAGCCATTGAAACGTGGCCGGAAAGCCGGTGCTGTAACGGCTCGTGACCATCCAGAAGGCGCGCCCATACAGAATAAGGTCGCGGGCAGTCTTGGCCATAATGAAGTTGCGGGTGGTGCGCGGATCGGGCCGCGTCATCCAGCTCTCGCCCTCCACATAAAGCTTCTCGTACCGCTGCCCGGTCCATTGCAGCGTGTAGGTGCGGAGGTTCAGGGTGGCGGCGACCGTGGAGAGCAGGGAGATCGCCCTTGCCACGGTCGGAACGCTCAACGCAGCTTCCTCAAGGGCACCCACGCTGTACCCAAGGAAGTTTCCCGGCTGCGGAGCGCCCGCTGCCGCCGCGATGGGTGCTGATGCCATCGCAGGTGCCGCCTTCACCTTACGGGAAAAGAGCTCCATATGGGAAGTGTCCCTTACGGGCTAAGGCAATACAAGCCACGGGGAAAAACGATACGATTTGATGCCCATGAAGCGCAGAGGGGAGACCGCTGCGCCCCATGAGCGCTGTAAGGCTACTAACCGAAAGCGATGGCAGGCTTAGACCGCTGCGCCGGTCGAGCTACCAGCGATGTGGCGAACACCAGGCAACGCGCCAGGGTGATCGGGCCCGAGCTCTTTTGTGAGGAAAGCGCATAACCGCGCTGGGTACGAACGCCTACGGCGCGGTCGACGTGCTCGGCCAGCATCTGCTCGCCTGTATGAATGATGCGCCCCTCCATGATCAGCTGACGGATCGTGCCGGTGTGCGTTGCGAGCTCCGCGTAGCCCACCTGCACTTTCTTGCGCTCAAGCTCTGCCGGCGCAATGTCGAACAGCGAGGGAGTGAGAGCTATGGCATCGCAGCTGGTGGCCGCTGCGCCGATGCTTTTCCAGCAGGCCGCGAGGGAGTCGGCGAGAAACTCCACCGTGACGCCTATACGGTCATCGCCTACGCGCTGCGCCCTTACGCCGCAGTAGAGCGATTCGTCAATCGAGGAATCAACAGCCAGCACGCCGCCGGCGGGGATCTCATCCACAGTCAGGCTGTCGAACAGCCCGGGCGGAAGCCATGAGCGCTCCGAGCTGATCCAGACGTTGAGCGATGCGCGAAGGAACGCGGCCTTGTCGACCTGTTCGGATTCGTCACGCAGTACGTCAGGCTCGAGCGTGTAACCGATAGCGGGATTCGCCATTTTCCAGACCTCGGGCGAGCTCATCGGGTCGATGCCTGGCGGGACGGACCACTCGGCCATGTAGAGCTTCGTGGTCTTTCCTTCGTCGATGGCGCGCAACCCTTCCTCGCGCATCTGCAGCATGGCGTGGGAATCCTCTGTGCCGGCGGTAGACCAGCAGGACAGAAGCGGAGATTTCATTACGCGCTGTGATGGCAGGGCGCCATTCAGCAGCACGTCACGACTGATGCCCCAGACCTCATCAGCCACGATGTACGTGGGAGAGAAGCCGTGGAAAGCCTTGGGCGTGGCGGCCTGCACCAGCCATCGGGTGCCATCGGGCATGATCGCCTCGTTGCGCCCGTAGCTCCACTTCACTTTGGCGCCCCATTCCTCTTTGAGAATCGGCGCGATGGCCTCAAAGATTTCCACAGC